GAAGGCTTCACCCCCGTTTTGGCGTCTCGAATGCGTAGACCGAACGGAACACGTCCGAATGAAGTGCCTGACGCTGAAACCATCATTGCTTCCCAGAACGGATAGATCAGTAGTCCGGCCCAGAAGATTGCGGGCGTGATCGATACGATGGCCCATACGAAACCGAAGATGAAGACATCGAGCTGCTTCGCCCAGAAGCGTGCCCAGACGAACTTACCCGTCATGCTTTCCCCCGATTATCTAGGTTGACGCGTCTTTCGAACGTCCTTCGACGCGCAGCAGCCATTCGTAACATCATTGGAAGGGTGCGGCGAAGCGGGCTGCCCGCCGATCGGTGCTGCGGCGGACCCGGCGTCCGCCTGCAAAGATCAGCACCGTGCTGATTTTGTTGGCGTGCTGGCGAGGCGCGACCTGGCAACCCCGCCGACAGCCCCTCCACTGCGCGCAGCGGCGGCTCAGTGACGACGAGGGCCAATACCCCTTGTCGCCAGCGCGAGCCACGTTGATCGCGTTGCTGAGAACGTCAGCTGGGCGCTTCTGTCCTTCAGGTCCCTTTGGCATCAACAGCGCCCAACATTCGAGCTATGGCCCCCAAGCCCTCTGTCACCTCAAACGCCAGATTTTCCGGAGCGATATGGGAAGGTCTTACGAAGACAAGCGATCCCTCCAGTGATCCGTCGTCAGCTCGGGGGCAGACCAAGAGAATTTCGGAGACGTTCAACAGGATTGGAGGGTGACTATCCACGGGGTGCAGTCGAACAAAACCAGTCATCTCAGCCCCCATTGCTTGCCACTAAACATAGCACAATCTGCAAGGGCGTTGTCTATGCGGGCAAGGTTTGCGCGCAGCCCCTCCACCATCATCTGAGCGTCAGCGCCGCTCTCTATGGGGACGACGTGCGCGGCATAGCCGGGCGGTCGCCCTAGTATGCCCCCCGCTTCTGCCTGTCCTGAACCCTTGCATCGATCATCTGAGGCAACCGGCGCCCGAAGGCTTCGAGCTTCTCACCAATTTGGTTGATGGCTGCGTTGTCGGCGTTGCCGTTCACGGTGACATGCAGGCCGCCGATGCTGACGGGCGTCCTCGCGCTGAGCGCGCTGCCGGACATGCCGCCGTGAGACATGTTCGGGACGATGAAGCCGCTGGTGTTGGGCACGAACCATTCCGAACCGAGTTCGCCGACACGATAGGGCCTGCCGGCGCTGACCGGGCCGCCGCTTGCGCGGGGCGACCATCCGGCCAGTGACGAGCCGACCATGTCGAAGAAGCCACCCCAGCCAGTGCCTTTGTCACCGCCGCCGTTCCAGTCGATCTGGGCAAGCGCATTGAACAGCACGTCTATCGCGTTGCTGAGGGCTTCCCGCAGGCTGTCAGTGAGCACCTGCTGGAATGCGTCGCCCCAGTCGCCTGTTTCAATCGCGCTCATGAGGCCGCGCTTGGTGGCGTCCGCCACCCGCTGTTCGTAGGTCGACCAGGTCTCTTCCGCGAAGGTGGGCGTCTTCTCCGTTGCGACCCCGCCGAGTGCACTCGTCCGGCGGCGCCCCCCAGAGGACTGTCCGGCGCCGTCCATTTCCGACGACACGGCCGTCGCCGCGGCTACGAAGGCATTGATCAGGTCGATGCTTGCCGGATCCAGCAGGCTGCCCGACAGGGCCTTGATATCCTCTAGGACGCGCCGCACGTCACCGCCGGCGTCGAGATAGTCCATCATCGCCTGCACAATGGCGCGGTTGGCCCCGACTGCGCCGCTGGCCGCTTCCTTGCGGATGTCGGCAAGGCTTCGCTCGTACTGCTCGGCCGCCGTGTAGTAGCCGGCCAGCTCGCGGATCGCCTTCGGCAGGTCGCCGCCTGGCAGGTTGTCCGTGTTGCCAGTGCCGCCGCTGGCGTCGGGCACGGGCAGCGTACCGCCGTCTTTCAGGGCATCGAGCATGTCCTTCGCGGCACTGATGCGCGTCGTGAGGTCCGCCACGTCGCTTGCGAACTGCAGGACCATCTTCTGCGCATTGTTCAGCGGCTTGTTGTTCGTCGTGTCGCGATCGATCTGCGCAAGTATGGCCTGCAGTCGCTGCTCCGGATTTCCGAAGCGGCGTGTGATCTCGGCTTCCTTGCCCAGACGCTGCGCGGGGAAGCGTCCGAAGACTGAGGCGACACTCTCGCCGCGGGCATTCAGTGGGGCGTCGGCTGACTGGACGTCGAAGTCGGACATCATCGAGCCGAGGTTGCGGCGGGTGAAGCGATCATTGAGCTGCTGCTCGGCTTCGATGCGCTTCGCCAGCGCCTGAGCCCGGTAGACGACGGCGAGTTCCTTGTTCTTCGCGATGCGCTGGTTCACGGCGGCGATTTCGGCGGTGGCCGCAAGCTTCGCCGCCTCGCCGCCGTCGGCAATGGCCTTGCTCAGGTTTTCATGCAGGTGGACGAGGCTTTCGGTGTCGGCCTTGATCGACATGTTCGCGGCGGAGAGCTTCTCGACGGCGACCTCGGCTTCCTTGATCGGCCCCTGCATGGCGATGGTCAGGTCGTTCAGGGCGCCGGCCATGCTGTTGAGCCACTCGGCGTTGGCGCTGGAGAGGCCGAAGGCCTGGTCGATCGATCCCAGCACCCGGATGGTCGCCGTTTCCACGTTGGTGAGCGCCTGGTGAACTGTGAGGGCCTTCTTGGCGAAGTCGTGCTCGATGGCGCCGCCGGAGGCCTTCAGGGCGCCGATGATGGTGTCGACGGTAAGCTTTCCTTCCTCGCCCATCTGCTTGAGCGCCCCGGTTGTCACCCCGAGGCCCTTGGCGAGGTAGACCGCGAATGCGCTGTTGCCTTGGATCACCGAACGCAGTTCCTGACCCGACAGGATGCCGGCCGCCATCGCCTGCGCGAATTGCTGGGTTGATGAGGCCGCCTCCTGCGCACTGGATGCGCTGATGATGAGGGACTTCGACCACTTGTCGACGAGGTTCCGGGTGGTCTCGTCATTGAGATCGGAGCGCGACTGCCGGAGGCGCGTGTATAGCCCCACGGTCTCCTTTAGGTCGGCCCGGTTGATGAAGGCCTGCCGGGCCAGTTTCTCTTCGATCTCCAGCATGTTCTCGCCCTCGGCCGTCACCAGGCGGATCCGGGAGCGCATCAGGCTGAACGTGTCCGCCAGCTCGTTGAACTTGGCGATTGCCGCGCCGCCGCCGAGGAGGGCGAGGACGCCATGCAGCCCGTGAAGCGATCCGGTCAGGCCCCGCGTCTCGACCGCGCTGCGGTTCATGGTCGTTCGCATCTGTTCGCCGAACCGTTTGGTCTCGGCCGTCGACTTGGCCATCGCCTCCCGCATGCTGGCGGCGGTGCGCTTGGTCTGCGCATCGGTCTCCGCCATCACCCGCTTGAAGTTGTCCGAATTGGCGGTGACTTCGAGGAAGACACTGCCGACCTTGGCGCCTTGGGTTTTCATGGGTGGGGCTTTCTCGGTTGAGGAGGGGTGGGGAGGGCGGCGGGCTCAGATCGCCATCGCCATGTCGTAGAGGTCGATTGCCCGCTCGAGGCGGGCGAGTTCGGCGGCGTCTTCAGGGCCAAGCGGCTCCGCCTGTGCGCGCAGGAGCAGCGCATCGCGGGCGGCGAACGGATCGGCGGTTTCGCCGGTCATCATCGACCACATAGGCCGGGGGGCGCGCGGTGCGCTGACTTCGAGCCGAAGGATCCGGGATTTCAGCATCGTGGAGCGCCCTTCAAGGTTGCCCACAAGTCGTCCTGCTCGCGCCGTTCATTGGGCGTCAGGTCCCGGGTTCCGCTGAGCCATTTGAGGGCAGCGACGCGGTCCAGCATGATCGCGGCTGCCGATGGGCCCGGCTTTCGCGGAGGCGGCGGCGCCGCCTCCTCCAGCCGTGTGATGCGCTTCTCAAGCATGCAGGCCTCCTATCGCTGCGCTGCGGCTTCGAGGGCTTCCACCCGCGCCGCCAGTTCGGTTGTCTCCACGGCCCGCCGCCAGGCTTCGATGATCCCTGCGATGCGCTCGCCCTGCGTTGGGGTGAGGTCTCCGCAGGCGACCGCCGCCACCACTGCGGCGACCGCGCCGGCGGCGTCTGCTGATCGATCCATGCGGGGAAGGGGGAAGGTGACGGGCGCATCCTTTGGCGGCGGTGACAGCCGCTCGATGCACAGCCGCAGGGCCGTGGGGTCGCCCTCCATGGCCATCTCGACCGCTTTGCGCGTCAGGGCCTCGGCCTCGCCATCCAGCAGCGCCTGAACGGCCTGCGTCGCCCTGTGGCGCGATCCGTAGGGCTTGCCGGGGTTTCCCTTCGCGAACCGGCCGCGTGTCCCACGACCCGATTTCCCGCCGCTGTTTCCGTCAGTCATGGGATGCCCCCACGGGCGTAGAGCCGGGGCATTGCGACCTGAGAACTGCGCGCACTTCGCGCACTGCGCAGTCGGGTTTTACCCCATCGAGCACGGGACTGCGAAAACCCTTGTAAATCGCCTCTCTGCGCGCAGTGCGCAGTTGGCGCACCCTAAAGGGGGGTGCGCAACTGCGCGACTGTGCAGCTGAGGAGGCTTTTGCGCAGTTGCGCACTCCTTCGCAGTTCGTTTTCTGACTACTGCGCAACTGTGCAATCCTCCCTGCGACCGACCCTCATCACGGGGCGGTTCCGGCGGCTCTTTTCGCTGTAGACTTCCTCGCGGCGGAGGGCGCCGCTGCCCTCCCACATGGCGATCAAGCGCTTGATCTGCGCCCGACTGACTTTGTCGCCCATGGGCATGCCGAGAACCTGCGCGATCACGTGCCCCACCCAGTCCGCTGCCTGCGTGGCGGCGCCATACTCTCCGGCGTCGATGGCGTCCTGCACCCTCGCCAGGTCACCCGCTTTGACGAGATCCTCTGGCTCCGGCGGCGTCCACCGTTCCGGCACGCCAACAAGATCGGCGTCCATGTGGAGCGGCGGCGTTCCGTTGCCGAGGTTGACGCTGGCGAGACGATACCAGTGCTTTTCCGCTGCTGGTGGGGCGAGGTTCTGCTTGTCGACTGCGGCGCGGAAAAAGAGGCGCCGCGCATCCTCACGGACGTTCAACTGGGCGGCTTCGTCCTTGCTCATCGGGTTGAGCACCCGAACCGAGCGGGAGGCATCGATCAACGCCTTGGCGCCGCGTGCGCTCTCCGCGTCGTGCTCCTGACCTGGCGGGCCTTTCTTGGTGTGGTGAACAAGCTGAACCGCGATATCACAGCGAAAGGCCGCTTGAGCCCATCGCTTTATGTAGCGGTCGATCATGGTGTTGTCGTTCTCGGGCAGGCTGTGGCTGGAGACGAACGGATCAACAATAATGACGTCGATCTTGTTCTTCCGGATCTGCTGCTCAAGGTGTTCGAAGGCGTCCGCGTCGACTTCACCTTGACCCTTGGCGGTCAGAGCAGCCAGCTTAAGCGGCGTGTCGATGCCGGAGTTGATGAACAGACGCCCCTTCAAATCCGAGTATCCGATGTCGAAGTGCTTGCAGGCGCCGGCAAGGCGGCGATCCAGCTCCTCCTGCGGATCCTCTAGGTTGATGTACCAGGCGCGGACTGCGCCGCGGGGAAGGGCATGGTCGTGCAGCTTGAAGCCAGTCGCTAGCTGGAGAGCCTCGACCATTGCCAGCGAGGACTTGCCGACCCCGCCCGGCGACACAAGCACTGAGACGATGCCGCGACACAGGTAGTGGCCATAAAGCCAGCGGCGGCGGGGGATGGCTGCCGGATCAACTCCAGCCCAAGGCGCGGCGACCGGTAGAGGGTCGCGACGCTCGCCATGGGGCGGCGGAGGCGGGGCGCCGCGCGCCTCGTACTCGGCGTCGTTGTGCTCCGTCTCGTCGCGATAGCGGTGCGATCCGGGCCCGCGCTTTCCATTCAGTCCGGCGGAGCCGTTGATGTGTGCAGCGGTCATCGGGTCGCCTCCAGCCAGGCAGTGTCCCGGTCTTGCCATTCGTAGGGAGGCGTCGGTTCAGCCTCGATCGCGTGCGCAGCTTCGTGGTCGCCCCGGTCGTAGCACTCCCGCGCGCGTGCATTGATTTCGGAGCGAGCCTCGAGGATGCGCTGGGTGATGCGCATCCGCTTGGCGCGATCCCGAAGGATCAGAAGCAGGCTCTTGAGCCGGGCGCCGGTGCACTCGACGCCGAAGGCGTGCCAGTAGCGGCCGATTGCAGCGGTGAGCAGTTCCGCCGAGACCGCCTGTTCCTGGCTCATCGGGCGGGGGACGAAGGCCATCTGCTCAATGTCCCAGTCTTCGGTGGTGAGGATGCGGATCTGCGCTTCGATGGGGAGTGCTGCCCGCTGGGCGCGGCAGCGTGGGCATGTGCTTCTAGCGGCGCTCATGGGTTCCTCCCGAGGCCGGTGTCGCTTGCGCGGGTCGCGCGGCAGCGGCAGGTGCGGGGCAGGTGCGCTGTCTTCTGGCTCCGTCCCAGCGCGCTGCTTCGATATCGGAAGCGAGATGCTCCTCTATGAGTGCGCGATAGCGTGGAAGATAAGGGTCCTCTCTCACTTGACCCTCCGCAGCTTCGCGCGCCCACGGGGGAAGTCAGCGCCGGTCTGCAGGAAGTAGGAAATCACCACGCGATACCCTGCGTCAGAGAGCTCCCAAGCGAGGCGCCGGGCAGAGCGGATGATTTCTGCCGCCGCGCCGCTTTCGCCCCATCCGCTGCCTGTGTGCTTTACCGCGAGAAGATCGGCGGTCCCGTCACTGAAGGCGTCGATCATGAAGTGATAGCCGCAATCCTCGCGCGTCGGGTGCTGGCTGGTGGGCACGATGATTTGCTCGATCATGTGAGACCCCGCGCCATCGCCTGGTCACGTTCGATGGCGCCGTGGTCCGGCACGTATCCGATGACAGCGGCCGACCTGCCGCCTTTCCGCGCCGCATCAGCGATTGCACTGGCGCTGTCACAGGCGCCCCACAGCGTGTGGCATTCGATCAGACAGGCGCCATTCTCGGGGAAGTCTTCGACGGTGGCGACAATGGGGTCGATGCCCACGTGCCAATCGCCATTCCCTCGCCGGAAGATCTGAATGATGTGATCAAAGCAGGCGAAGCGGTCGTCGACCTTGAAAGCGGCAAAAGCCGAGGGAGCGACGAGCACATCGGCAACGAGGCGCAAGGGTGAAAGGTATGAGGCTTGCGTCATGCGCCTGCCTCCGGAGTGGCAGGAACGAAGAAGTTGACCTCGCAGGCCTTCGCCATGCGGACGTCAGCGGCGAACATGCAGATTTCGAAGAACGTCCCGGTGATCGCTTGCTGGTCGAGGACAGTCTCGCCGCGAAACTGAAATGCGAGAGAGTAGACTTCCGACCCCGCCGCGGGGGAGACGTGAACCACCATCACGACGCTTTCCGTGAGGATGCGGACGAGGAATTCGCGCCAGTCGCGCCGGTCCGGGTCGTCATACTCGGGAAGGCCGAGACTGGACAGGAGAGGGGCGATCTTCGCTTCCAGTTTCAGTAGAGCAGCCTTGCGGCAGTCGGCGATTGCTCTATCTTCAAAGTCATCTAGGCCGGTTCGCGCTGGCAGATCATGAACCCGTTGAGGCCCGCCAGCCTCTTCGGGTTTTTCTTTGTCTGTCATGCGTCAGGCCGCCTGCTTGCGGCGGCGATCGGGCGTGCGGACGGGCGGAATGTCGTCGCCGCCCATGACCGGGAGATTGTTCAGAAACGCGCGCAGGTCATCGGCGAGGATCAAGGTCCGCTGCCCGTACTTGCGGGCCTTGAGATCACCGGCCTTGATTGCAGCGTAGACGGATGTGGCGCCGCAGCCGATGATTTCCGCGGCCTCCTTCACGGAATGGGCGCGAGTGGCAGTCATCGTCTCCATGCTTGTCTCCATTGAACGCCAACGTGAGTGTTTGCGTGGGAGGAGCTTTGAGCGAGTGGTGGCGACGCAAATAGGCCCGCATCATGCGGGCCTAATTCAAAGTGGTTTAGGTCGGCGGCCGGGGATGCCCTTAACCGGTACGATCAGGCCCAAGCGCTCGTAACTTTCGACCCGCTTCTTTGCGGCCCTTAGGTCGGTCAGGTCTAGCTCGTCTTGGACAATGCGTGCGTAATCCGCGAGTGAGCCGATGCGGCCCGCGTCGTATGCGGCTTTCAACTTCGCGGTGATAGCCGGCCACTCTTTGCCTAGCTTTTCGTCCAGAACACTCTGGTCGCGCCGTGCACCCACGATCGCGGCTTCAACGATAGTCTTCCCCGTGGGGTGACCGTCCCAAGGGCTGAGCACCTGAAGGGCTGCGTATAGTTCCGCGCCCCGCGCCGCGAGTACCCCCGCGCTCAATGTCTCTAGGTCGTCGGCATCGGCTGCGAAGCGCGCGCGCAGCATCGGTGCATCGGGATCGATGATTTCGCGCAATGCACATGCAACATAGAGCAGTTCTCCTGCCACGCTCTCGACCGCTCCCTCTTCGGAACGGTAGAGCGCCGGCAGACGCCAAGCTGGGAATTCATCAAAATCCGCTGGCTGCTGTTCGCCGCCTTCGCCCACGAGCCGCCCATCACTCCGGTCCTGACGGAAGACCAGATCGCCATGGGGCAGCCCGGCCCTCTTGTAGTGAGACCAGACCATCGGTACCCATTCATTTTCGATCAGCCGCCGAAGGGCGCCGCCCTTTCCACCCTCAACGAGGTGGGCTTCCCACATGAACTCCGGAAGATAGCTGGTATCGACGACCTCGCCCTTCGAGTTCGTCTGTGCATCGGCGCTAATTCTGCGCCGCGGTGCCGCCGTTTTCCGCATCTTCGTCGAGATGGACGGTTCGGAGAACGGATCCACCAGCTTTGCGATGCCTAGAGCTGCATCTGATTTGGAGTAGTACCGAACCCGGGAGCGGGTATTCAGCCCCTCCTGCCAAGTCTCTGTGAGCGCGGCGCCTTCCCGGCGACTTTTGGCGGGTGTGTCCTTCGGCGTGTGCGCCTGAAGCTCACGCCTCACGCCTGGCTCCGGTGCTGGCTGGTGTTTTTTCCTAGCCATGCAGCGCTACCACCTTCGCGCTGCGCTTCGGCGTCGTGCAGTAGGTGCACCACGCATCCATCAGCTTGCGGCGCTTCTCGAGCGCGTCGCCGCGTCGGTAAGCCTGCTCAACGGCATTGCCGACGCTGTGCGCAAGGGCCTGCTCGGCGACCTCGCGCGGGAACGTGGTCGCCTCGCCGCACCAGTCGCGGAAGGCCGACCTGAAGCCGTGCACCGTGACGCCTGCGGTGTTGGCTCGCGCGAAGAGTGCGCGGAAGGCCGTTTCCGATAGAGGCTTCTTCGGCGTGAGCCCCGGGAAGACCAGCTCACCGCGGCGGACTTCATGCAGCGGCTTCAGGATCGCCATGGCTTCGTCCGACAGCGGGACGCGGTGCGGCTTACCCGCCTTCATGCGGTCGCCCGGGATGGTCCAGAGCTTCGCCGCCATGTCGATCTCGTCCCAGCGGGCGCCGCGCGCCTCCAACGATCGGGCGGCGGTCAGGATGATGAACCGCAGGCACAGGGCGGTTGTGGCCTGCCGCTCTTTCAGCTGCTCCATGAAGGCCGGTACGTCGCCGTAAGGCATCGCCGCGAAGTGCTCTCGCGGCGGCCGCTGCGCAGGGAGCAAAACGCTCAGGTGGCCACGCCAGCGGGCAGGGTTCTCTCCCGATCGCAGGCCACGAGCGCGGGCCGCGTCCAGAATGCGCTCAACGCGACCGCGCACGCGCTGGGCCGTCTCGCGCTTGGTCGCCCAGATTGGTTGCAGTACGTCGAGGACCGCTTCTGTGTCGATCTCATCTAGCCAGAACGGCCGAAGCTTGCCCGCATAGGTCTTGAGCGAGTTCTCCCACTGCTGTCGGTGTTTCGGATTGCGGAAGGCCTGGACCTGCGCAGGCAGCCAGTCGTCGACGAAGTCGCCGAACTTCATCCGCCGGCCGGCGGCCGCGGCTTCTGCCCACACGACCCGGGGGTCGCGCTTCGGCCGCTCGGCCAGCAGGCTGCGGGCTTCCTCGGCGCGCCGCCGGGCGTCGGCCAGGCTGATTTGCGGGTAGGCCCCAAGGCCGAGCTCGGGGCGTTTGCCGTCCCAGCGAAAGATGAACCGCCACGACTTCGACCCGTTGGGGCCGACCACGAGGAAGAGCCCGCCGCCGTCCGGCGTCCACCCCGCTTGGATGGCGTCCTTCACCTCTTTCGCCGTCAACCGATTGATCGTCGCCGCCATGCCGTCCTCGCGCCCCGCGCGGCTGGCTGACCCCTCCGCGAACCCCTCCAGATTAGCTGATTTGGGGAGAAGGCACCAGAACGCGTACGCGTTCAGATCGAAAATATCCCATATTTTACAGAGATGGGGCCGAAGGTGGGCGCAGGTGAGCGAAGGCGGTCAATAGATACTGCGGCGGACACCTTCACCGCCAGCCATCGGTCACACTGCCCTGATTTTGTTGGTCTTCTATGTGCGAGGCAGCGGTTGACCCCGCCGCTAACCCCTCCGGCTGTCGCGCTTGGCTGGATGGCTGGGTCTCGCCGCGAGGCCGACGGCGCCTGCTACCTACTTTGGGTAGTGAGAGATGGGCGGGACTCTTCTGGGGGCTTACGTTGGGCCGGGGCGAGGACGCGTTGCGCCGACCTATCGTGGTCGCCAGGTCTTCTTCGTGGTGATGGCATGCCGCACTCCAACCTCAATCCTCCGCCGACCTTCGATCGCTGGCTGCTTGCAGCGTGCGCCGCAGTGGCGACGTTCGTGTTGTTCGGGGTCGCCCGCATGGCAGGCGTGCTCTAACGGCGCGCCGCGGTCGCAGCGAGATGCCGATCGAAATAGCAGGCATCAATACATCAGGCCTTCAGGTTGTTGCGCTATCACTGCCCCGAAGGCGAGCAGAGATGACCTCCATTGAGATCGATCGCGAGATCCACAGACGCCGTACCGCGATCAGGCTGGCCGAGCGCACCATCGCCGATACCAACGGCTCCACCTGCCGAAGCGCGGACACCGACAAGGCGCTTGTCGAGTTAATAGCGGCGATGACCGTCGAGCGGGTCGTTTTGGCCGAACTCGAAAAGTATCGTCGGTTGCACTACGACTTGTCCTAGCGCGAGCCCGGCATCGAGCCGGCCCCGCCGCTAACCTCTCCGGGCGCAAGTCACTCCTGAGAAGCGCGGTCCCAGAGAAGATCGAGCAGCGCTGGAGCTCGCAAACCACGCAGGTCGGACGTGCTGCCCAGATTATTCGAGGTGATCAGACGCTTCAGCCCGGCAGCGTTTAGCTGTCCGTAGATCCGCTTGAACTTCTCCGCATCGTAGAGCCTCACCATGTCTTGCGGGCGCATGGTCGCGATATCCTCCTCGCCCTCGAAGCGGATCGGAGTGCCCAAGGCCAGCAAGAGGCGATTGCGAAAAGCAGCGTTCTCTGAGGCCTCGTCGGCGATCACATCGAGTAACCGCCGCAGTGCCTGATCTGGGGAGATCGTGCGATCTTCGGACATGGTTAGGCCTCCGCTGAAGCTGTGGCTGAAACGATGAATTGGGCGGCCTCTGCCCCGAGTTTTTTGACGTCGCCGGCGACCGGCCCGTACTTACGCGAGAAGGTTTCAAAACTGTCGAACGCGGGCCTATGGGTCCACTTGTGTGCGTGCGAGACGTCTTTGATGTCCGTCGCGAATGGCTGGAAGCCGTCCTCCCGAGCGCGCTTGCGGATCTGAGCCTTCTCCTCCGTTGCGCCTTGGCGCTTGACGCGGGTGTAGAGGATGCGATGCGCCTCGGGGCGCCAACACTTCAGAGTTTCGACCAGCCCGTACTTGCGAAAGGCCTGCACGCTCCACAGCGACAGCAATTCAACATGCATCGGCGAGATGATCGCGTCTGAGATGCTGAGCGCCGCCTGCGCGAGAGTTGTGAACCCCGGCGGGCAGTCGAAGATTACCAGATCGATGCCGGCGCCGAGTGTTCGGATACCGTCCCGCAACTCCGCCGCCATCGCGATGCGCGGCGCGTGCTCATTCTTCCCGTCGTGCCGCTTATGGTCGAATTCAAGCTCCGCAAAACGAAGCTCAGGGCTGGCCGCCAGCAGATCGACACTTCCGCGACGGATGCCCGGCGCTTGCGGCCCTCGAAGCTCGACCAGGCCCGAGGCGCCCGAGATTAGACACGGAAAAAGCTCGTTAGGCCCGCGCTTCGCAATGCTGCTGACCCAGCGGGTCAGGGTGTGGCCGGCGGTCCGTTGCTCTTCCAGCGCCTTGTTCCCCAGAAACATCCGGCTAACATTGCCTTGAGCGTCGAGATCAAGCAGCAGCACCCGCAATCTATGGTGCAGGGAGAGCGTGTCCGCCAACATCATCGCAGTCGTGGATTTGCCAACCCCCCCTTTGAGGTTGGCGATCGACAGAACGCGCTGGCCTTCCCATAGAGCAGACATCAGCACTCACTCTCGTCTACGGGCCATCCCAAATGCTGAAGGTGCTGCACGATCAGGTCTCTGGTGCTACGCCGGAAGCGTTCTTGCACAAATGCATCGGCCGTCAGGTCATGAGTATCTGAGCGTTGCGGCCAACTCTGCACGCGCCAGCTATCAACGTCGTTGGGATGAGTTGTGGTGATGATGCCAACCCCTAGCGCATCGGCCGTCAGCGACACGTTTTCATGCAACGGAGCGTCTACGGCCGCGCGTCCGACCGCTTGAAAAACAAGCCACGGGTAATGCGCAAAACGGCTCTGTGACTTTGCCTCGTGTGCGCCACGGACATCGAGGTTGGCCGCTGTCTTCACCTCGAAGGAATGCAGGTCGGCGGCCCAAGAAGGCAGATAGCGCCCCCTTCGGATTGCAAGCGCGGCCACATCGGGACGCGTCCAGACGCCGTCATCATTGCCGGCGACGTCAGCCACTTCCTCAGCAAAGATCTGTGGCGGGGATGCGTGCAACCGCCTGCCGAGCATGAGCCGAAAGCGCATATCGAGAAAGCGCCGCAGCGGCAGATACAGTTCGCGCTCAACGGTGATTTCCAACCCGCCCCCTCCAGAATTCGCACCATGCGCAAGCTGTCCGTATTCGTCCACCCCGTTCGCGCGCGCCACCCACAACGAAAAAGCCCCGCCGGGTGAGGGCGGGGCTTGGTCGGTTCCAGATCGTCAGCCGTTGGCGCGGCGCTTCTTCCAGCCATCGCGGGCCAGCTGTTGCGCCGCCGCGTTTTTCGCCGGCTCGCCATCAACAGGGAAATGGACGAGTTGCGGCTGGCGGGCCGCCGCCGGCTTCAGTTCGCGGCAGAACACGTAGATCGCCACGAGGTTGAGGCCGGAGAGCATCGCCGCGGCGGGGATGAGCAGCCAGTCTAGCTGCTCGCCGGGGATGAGGTTGGCCTGAGCATCGGCCCATGTGAGGCCGTGCCAGGTCATGAACCCGCCGATCATCGCCACCACGGCGCCGCAGAAGGCGACGAGGGCGCCGGTGATCTTCTGCTCGGCCTGGTGCGCGGCGACAGCGCGAACGATGACGCCAGCGGCGAGGATGGAGATCGACCCGAAGGTGAGGGTCAGAAGGAATGCGACAACGAAGTGGACCAGCTGGCCTTGCTCGAAGGCGTGAGACCAGAAGGACAGCGTCCCGAAGCAAATCTCTACAGCGAGGAGTGTGTTGGCTGCAAAGCGGGCGCGCTCAGTGCTAAACAGTTCCATAGTCGAGGTATCCTCTCGGCTAGGGCCGTCTCGGGGGCTGTGCAAAGGACCCCGGGGCGGCCTGATTGATTTTCAAACATCGTAGAAGTCGAGCGAAGTAATCGCCTGCGACCCGTCCAATATACGGGGTCGTCAATTCGCGTTCGTGGGGAAATACGTGAAATGCAGACGTGAAACGGTAGGTTACACGCCAATCCGGCTCACAATGCTGTGAGTAAGTGGCTGCGCTGATGTTTGCGCTCGCGTGCAGGACGCCAAGTCAAGGCTTGATGTTCGCTCATTGTTCCTTGCGTATGCCTGCCTTGCCCCGGAGGGAAGCGTTGGCAGGCAGGGAAGGGCCTCGTGAGATCATCCGCGATGCGCTCGCGCGGGCGCTGTTCGATGCGGACCAGCGGATCTTCGACGCGCTCGGAGGCACGCGCCAGGCTGAGGGGGTCTCCGAGCTGGCGCGGCGGATCGTCAACGAACTCGCGCACGCAGGCTTCTATCTCGCGTCAGCGCGCGACTGTCCGCCTGGCGCCTCCGAGGCGCAGCGACGCCTGACCCTTGAGGATCACATCAGGTTCGGCATCGAGATGTCGGCGCGGACGTGGCGCGAGCAGGTGGGCTCAAGCGATCGAGCGGCGGCGAACTCAGCGCGCGCCGGCATGACGGAGAAGATCTGCGAGACGCTTACCCTGATGCGCGTGACGCTGCGCAGGCGGCGCGTGGGTGCGTGAAGGACTGCGGGAAACGGATGAACGCCGGGGGCGTCTGAACGGGAAAAGGGAGCGCGCCCCACCAGCCACGCTCCCTCCAACCCGGATACCGATACGGAATTCGAGCAACTGAATTCTAGTGGTCATTTCGACCCGCCGCACGCGAACTCTCCCAACAGGATGAGGCCCTCAATCCTTGACCACCTTGGGCAGAATATCGGAATGCGTCGCAAGTGGTGTTGGAGCCAGCGCAGGGCCGTGTGCCCGCTCATGCGCGGTCAGTCTTCCGTGCCAGCGAGGATACCCTTGCGGCGCAGTTCCTTCGCCACGTCGCGGCCGAGCGTGGTCAGGTATCCGTTGTCGATGCAACGAAGGCCCTCCAGCTCGTCGGCGAGGTAGGCATCCTCGTTGCCTATGATGACAGAGCGATCAGCATCGAGAGCGACAAGCACAGCCGCGGCGGCCATATCGGTGCCGTCGGTCAGGCTTTCAGCGATGGTTTCCGCTCTGGTCATGGTGGCTACCTCGGAAGGAAGTGCTCACACAGAACGCGCCAGTCGCCCAGAAGATGCGCGCCTCGAGCAAGCGCGCCTCGCGCCCCTCACGGGCACCAGTTCGGCTTCGGCATGGTCGCGCGCTTGCCGTTGAACACGTAGGGGCGGAGGTGGCCGGCAGCGACGCCCATGGCGCCGAGATCCTTGCCGCCGACGGTCACGGTTGCGACCTTGCGCCCGAAGTCATCGACCTCGCCGTTGTACGTGATGGCGAGATCAGCGCCCTTCGTTGCGTCGAGGATGAAGGCCTTCGCGGTGAAGCCCCTGACGCGTTCGGCTTCGCACCTCGCGCCGCCGCGCGATCCGATGCCGCCGGTCTCGGGAGCGTCTACGTCAGCAAGGCGGAACGCGACGCCATCAGCCCGGCCGCTGTCGCCATCACTCCAGTAGATCGACTTCACGGGATCGGCGTGGCCTGCCGGCGCCGTGGTGCATGCGGCGGCGATGAGCAGGGCGGCAAACAGGCTTGTGCGGGTCATGTCCGCAGCGAAGCGCGGCGGGTGTCTCGCGTCAACCGCAGGTGAGCAGCGTCAGTCGCCCGCAGGTTCGAGCACCGCATCTCCATAGAGCCAGTGATCCGGCTTCATGTCAGGCGGCAGGGCCAGGCGCACGGTGTAGGTCGAGGGCGCGAGAGGCTGGCAGCCCGGCGGGTCCACCTCCACCACGACGAAGATGCGCGGATGACCTTTGAGACGGACGCGGTCGCTGATTTTGAACTTGGACATGGCGGGCGTGAAGCGGATCGGGATGGCGGCGTCAAGCGCAAGCCCGGCCCGTCGCCTACATCACCGCGAACCATCCCCAGATAGCGGCGCCGGCGGCGATCAGCAGCATGATCCACGTCGATGCGCCGACGCTGACCCGGACGCAATCGCTGCACATGGTACAGCGCAGGTAGCGGACAGAGCCGGTCAGCCAGCCGCTATCCTTCTGCCACTCCAGCTGGTGGCCGCCGCATGACTTGCACTGCTCGATGATCTGAACCACGCGAACCCCCGGCGATGGCCCACCATAGCAAAAGAGCGCCCCGAGTGAACGGGGCGCCCTTCGCATCAATCCCGGGTTTGGGGGACGGGACCGACTGTCGGCGTTATCGCTTCGGCTCTCTGGTCAGGTCAACGCGGGTTCTCCCCGGAGCGTGCATCACGCGGCCAGAAGCTGCCGGATATCCACTGTAGATTGAGCATCAAGGAGCCAGCCGAACAGGCCGGCCGCGTCGGTGTCCTGCGCCGTCAGACTGCGCTCAGCTTCGCGCAGGTCGGCATCGGTCATTGACCTGGTCAGGTGGAAGTATGCGCTGATCAACAGGCGGCGCTTGTAGTCCGTGCCGTCGGAGAGCGAGGCAGATGCCTCCTCCGAGATTTCGTCTTCGCGGTCGTTAACGTCGGACAGGCTCCACGGCCATGACGTGATGGCGAGGATGATCTGGAAGGCGGCGCCGACATCGCTTCGCGCGATCACCTGCGAGGCGCGATCCTCGATGGCCCTGCGCGCCGCGCTGCGTTCATCGCACGCCTCGTTGGTCTCCGCCGGTTGGTTGATGTTGGCGACCCACTCGCGCAGGCAGGCCTCGGCGGGGCAGTTGGGTTTGATGGTCATGTGTGGCTCCTGATCTGTGTGGGCTTAGGCGACGGCTTTGAGGACGCGCTCGATGCACTCGGCATCGGTCAGGCCTTCGCGCCCATAAATGCTCTCAAGGGCGACTAGGTCTGGATCGCTCCAGCCGGCTGTCAGCATCTTGTAGACGCTCCAGAGCATGTCGCCCCGCTCATCGTCGATGCGCTGCGAGATATCGCGCACCGCCTTCGGGATCGCCAGCCACTGAGCACCAGGCAGCAGGGACTTCAGGTGGTCGCAATGGGAGAGCAGGAGTTGAAAGGCGACACCCATCCGCGATGTAGCGCAAAGCACTCGCGCGCGGCTCTCGACGACGTCCTTCCGCTTGAGCAGAAGGCCATCTGCATAACTGGCGCTCAAGGGGCCGACCTCGTCGTTGATCTCCGTGCACGCAAGCAGCGCCTTCGCCTCTGCTTCGTTGTCCAGTTTGCGCCGCGCGCGGATGAGTTGGGCGTATTCCCGTGCCAACGGGGCGACGGGGCAAGCCGCTTCATCGGCGGCGGGTTTGGTGCGTTTGGTGGCGGTCATGTGGTCCTCCGGTGCCGGTGTGGCTATGCAAGGTGTAGCCGCTGTGTAGCCACTAGTAAAGCCCCTGTGTAGCCGCTAGGGTGCGCAGCATGGGAAAGCACATCGGCACACAGCAGAGCTTCAGGTTTTCGGAGGAAGAGCTCCAGCTGCTAGAGCAGTTGGGGCGCGAGTACGGGAGCAAGAAGGCTGCGATGGTCGCTGGCCTGCAGGCGCTTAAGGGCCGCGCGCAGGTGTCGGACGATGAGTTGCTGGCGCTGATCGCGAAGAGGTTGCGGCGGAGATGACGGAGGCTGAAGCTGCCACATGGCAGGTCTGGATTAGCGGGCTCGGTCTGGTCTTTGTGATTGCTACCGTCTTTTACGCACGGAAGGCATGGAAAGAAGCTGAGGCTACAAACAAGCAAACACGCGAGCAGTTTGCCGCTGAGCGGCGCGCGTGGTGCTCTGTTGAGGTGCAGGGGCCCAACATCGATGTAGCTGGCGATTTTGTGGAGGGGCTCGCTCAGATCGTCGTCAAGAACGTAGGCCAGACACCCGCTCAACGCGTTGATTTTTTCAAACTGAGTTGGACGCCGTCGCCGGACGAGAAGGGCCTGGCAGATGCTATGGAGCGCGCTCGGTTGGAGCCGCCGCCAGTGGGCATGACGCTATTCCCCGGGCAGTCGAACCGCTATCCCGCGACATGGCGATATGACGGGACTGCGCTGTCTCTCGGAACGAAACGAGCATTTCTGCAAGGCTGGGTCTCTTATTGGACTGCGGGGGACAATCGGCGACACTTCACCCCGTTCATGGTCGAATACAGCTGCGAAGTGTCGCAACCGCACGTGGTAATCAAAAAGGTGGCCACTCCTCTTCGGCTGGCGCTGCCAGCTGATTGAGTGGAGGAGCGAGCCCCCTCAGTGACACCCTCTGATCTTGTATCTGTGGGCAAGTCGCCGCCGTCGAGCGATTTCGCGCCTGTTTTCAGGCGTTCCGATGCCTGAACGCGAACGAGCGCGGCCGCCGCCTTCCGCCCACCTTCCACACGGTGCACGCCAGCCGCACTACGCGCCTACCAAAGATAGCAGCCAAGCGCTTCCTTCGCCTGCCGCTTGATCGTCTCGTCAGTCGCGACCTCGAAGGCCTGGCACATGCCGGCGATGTCCGTGCTGCCTATGGTTGGGCTGTCCGACCACTTGCGGTCTTCGCCGATCGCTTGGAGTGCAAAGCTGATGAAAGCGGCCTGGTTCTCGGCCATCGTCGAGGTCTCGGTGAGCGGCGCAGGCGCGAGGCGAATGAATTCCTTTGCGACGATGCAGCGGTCGAGCTCGAGCATGGTCTGGTACATTCCGCGGCTTCCTTGTGGAATGATCACGGCCTCTTTGGCGACCTTGTCTGCTGCGTAGACCAAGCGGACAAGCAGGCAGCTGTCGGAGAGAGCGCCGCTGCCGTCCGTCGCCGTCGCCCAGAGGTGTTCAGCCTGGCAGCGCTCCGCCTGCGGGCCGGTGATCATGGCGCCGACCACGCGCAGGCAGTGTGTCGCCATCTCGGCGGGATGCGGATTGTCGGAGATCGGTGCGGCGGGTGATGGTCGCGCGACTTCGGCGGCGGCTGCCACGGGGTTTGCAGGGTCTGCGTTGCCGCATGCGGCGAGCAACAACGCGACAGCGAGAAACCATTTCGACGCCATGCGCTCCCCCTATCGTGACGACGCAGTGTCGCCAACAATCCCGCAGGCTGCAACTGCGGAGGAGTGACTGCCGCGCGCCGGGGCGTATGCTGGCGGCTCTCGCGAAAGGCGATGGTGGGGGTCGCTATGGGTCTGTTTCTCAAGCATCCGATCAAGTGGGGCTTGCTCGTCTTCGTGCTTCTAATGATTTTGCTGCGCCCTCTGGTGCAGCCGACCACCTGCAGCGATGGCTGGCGCTCGCCGTCTATCGGGCGGCAGGGTGCGTGTTCATGGCATGGTGGCGTAGGCACCAACTGGTCGGCGGTGTTTGTGTTCCTTCTTTCCGGTGCGGGCGGACTTGCGGTGGGCGGCGGCCTGTATGGGGTCAGGGAGAAGCGTGAGAGCGCTGAGCGTCAGCGGCTACAAAAGCTGCGAGAGGCTGAAGAGCAAGCCAAACTGGATGCGCTGCGAGCACAAGCGAAGGCGGAAGGCGTCGCCTGTCCGATCTGCGGCTGTCCCATGCGCAGCAGGAAGGCCGAGCGCAGCCGACCGACCAATTACGTCCAAGGATGCGTGCGCTACCCGAGCTGCACGGGCACGCGCCCGTTCCCTAAGCAAGATCTGGGCGCGATCCGCCCAACCTCTGACGAAGAGCGCATTTGGGAGACACCTGCTGGGGATGTCGCTGGATGGGAAGAGCCGCCCAGCGAAGAGGATGGTTGGGAGAGGATCGAATAAGCTGGATTTCTAGCGCTCGATATCCACCGATCGGTGCTGCGGCGGACCCGGCGTCCGCCGGCATAGGCCCGCACGGCGTTGATTTTGTTGGCGTGCCGGCTTTGCGCGGCTTCGCCACCCCGCCGATAGCCCCTCCACCGTGCGCCGCAGGCCTCTTGCTCTGCGCAGGTCGCAAAATCAGCTGCCAACTCGACGACGCGTTTGCGGTGGCCTCGCAGCTTCGCTAGATTGTGGCAGCAACAGGGGCCCTCCAATGAAAAAGTCTATTCTCGCCGCAGCAGCGCTGGTCTTGGCTTTAGGCGCGTGTGCCTCGCCCGGGGGTGAAGGAACTACCACCGACTGGGGCGCCAACTCGTTCGTCAACGCAGCGGATATGGGCGGCGGACAGTGGTTCATCACGTGCTCGAACGCCATGTCCGCATGCACTGGCCGCGCCAGAAACATTTGCCCGGGTGGGTTCGACCTTATCAACGCGAATTCACAAGCCACCCCAGTTGCGGTGGCCAACCAGTATGGCGCTTCCAGCAGCATGGTTCAGAACTATCAAATGGCGATCTCCTGCAAAAAGCCGTAGCAGCCGCGCCTACTCGGCCCCTTGTCGCGAGCTGTCGAGGCGGTCAGTAGGCCCCCCGCTTCTGCCTGTCTTGAACCCGTGCATCGATGATCTGCGGCAGCCGGCGCCCGAACGCCTCCAGCTTCTCGCCGATCTGGCTGATGGCTGCGTTGTCGGCGTTGCCGTAAATGTTGACCGCAAGCCCGCCAACGCTAACGGGCGTAACGGCGCCGAGCGACTTACCAGACATTCCGCCGTGAGACATGTTGGGTACGATGAAGCCATCCGTGTTGGGGACGAACCACTCAGAACCGAGCTCGCCGACACGATAGGGTTTACCGCGCGACACTGATCCGCCGCCAGACCTGCCGGTCCACGAACTGCCGACCATGTCGAAGAAGCCACCCCAGCCCGTGCCTTTATCGCCGGCGCCGTTCCAGTCGATCGCCGCCAACGCCTCCCACAAGACATCGATTGCTCGCGAGAGCGCGTCGCGCAGTGTTTCGGTGAGGATGTCTCCCAGCGCCTTGCCCCAGTCGCCGGTCTCGATGGCGTCCATCAACCCGCGCTTTGTCGCTTCGGCGACGCCTTCTTCGAACGTCGACCACGCGCCTTCCTTCACGGTCAGGCTGTCGACCTGATGCGTGGCAATCGTGCGGGCCTGGCCGGCGTCATAACCGAGGTCGAGGAGATCTTTCGTGCGGCGCCGGATATCCAGTTCACGCTGAAGCGCCTTCTCCTTCTGCTGGTCTCCCTGAGACGCAGCGAGCGCAGCCTGATATTCGAGATCCCGCAGGTCGCGGGCGTTGGCGAGGTCTTTCTCGCCGGCCGCGTTCAGGGCCTCCCGCAGGCGGGTCACCTCTTCGGTCGCGCGTGCCCGCGCAAGGGTTGCGTCGACGCCCTGTTCCTCCAGTTCAGTTGAGCGGCGGTTGATCTCGAGCTGGGTTTCCAGTTCAGCGACCTTCTTCTTGTCGCCGTCCGCCTCTGCGATGGCCATCTGGTAGCGGAGACTGGCTTCCTGCTCGGCGAGTTGCACCTCGCGCTCGCTCGCTGCGTTGGTGGCCTTGCGAAGGGCGGCGACATGGCCGGCCGCCCGGGCTTTTGCCTGCTCCGCGTTCAGCCCCTTCTCAGTCAGCGTTGCGGTCAGTTGCAGGATGGCGATTTCATCCTCCAGCTTCGCGACCCGATCGGTCTGGTTGCGCGCCCGCGCGAGTTCAAGCTGCAACTGCTTGTTCGCGAGGTCCTCCAGAATGCCCGGCTTGGACGTTCCGCTCCCCCCCGTATCCACCGGTGCCGGCAGCGTGCCGACGCCCTTGTCGATGTCGCCGATCGTCTTGCGCAACGCGATGACGTCAGCGCGCAGCTGCGCAAACCGGGCCTCGTCCTGCAGCGTTCGGATCTCCCCGCCATTGAGCGGGATATCGCCGGCCTGCTTGGTGGCGATGCGCTTCATCAGCATGTCAAGCTGCTGCCTGCGCGTGACGTCATTCGTGAACGCGCCGTCAAGGTACTGGTCCCGCTCGCGCACCTGCTTCTCGGCTTCGGCCAGCTTGGCCTGCATGATCAGCCGGTAGGTCGCCGCGAGTTCCTTGTTCTTGGCGATGCGCGTGGTGAGCGCATTCAGTTCGAGGCGCGCCGTCTCTTCGGCGGCGGTGCCCTGCGACCGGATCGCAGCCTCAAGGTTCTCGTGAAGCGTCAGAAGGTGGGGGATATCGTCGGCGACGGCCTGGTTAGCCTTGCGCATCTTCGCCAGCGCATCCTCGGCCTGCTCGATCGGTCCCTGCATCATCAGCGTCAGGTCGCCCAAGGCGCCGGAGAGCGCGTTGACCCAAGTGGCGAGGCCGCCGGAGATCCCGAACGCCTGATCGGTCACGCCGACCAACCGGATGGTCGCTGTTTCGACGTTGGTAAGGGCCTGGTGAACCGTGAGGGCTTTCTTGGCGAAGTCGTGTTCGATGCTGCCACCCGCCTTGTCGATCGCCGCAAAGATCGCTTCGGTGGTGAGCTTCCCTTCCTCGCCCATCTGCTTGAGGGCCCCGGTGGTGACGCCGAGACCCTTGGCCAGCGACACGGCGAAAGCGCTGTTGCCTTGGATGACCGACCGCAGTTCCTGACCTGACAGCACACCCGCCGACATGGCCTGCGCAAACTGTTGCGTGGAGGAGGCGGCCTCCTGTGAGCTGGCAGCCGAGATGATGAGGGTCTTGGACCACTTGTCGACGAGGTTCTGGACCTGCGCATCGCCGAGGTCTGCCCGCGCCTGGCGGAGGCGGGTGTACAGCGTGATGGTCTCCTGAAGGCTGGCGCGGTTGGTCATCGCCTGCTGGGTCAGTTGCTCCTCGATCTTGTACATGTCTTCACCGGCTTGGGTGACCAGGCGGATCCGTGAGCGCATCAGGCTGAAGGTGTCCGCCATGTCCTTCAGTTGGTGGCCGGCGGCGAGGAAGCCGACCGTAGCGAGGACGCCATGCAGGCCGTGAAGCGACCCGGTCAGGCCCCGCGTCTCGACCGCGCTGCGGTTCATGGTCGTGCGCATCTGTTCGCCGAAGCGCTTGGTCTCGGCCGTCGACTTGGCCATCGCCTCACGCATGCTGGCGGCGGTGCGCTTCGTCTGCGCATCGGTCTCCGCCATCACCCGCTTGAAGTTGTCCGAATTGGCGGTGACTTCGAGGAAGACACTGCCGACCTTGGCGCCTTGGGTTTTCATGGGTGGGGCTTTCTCG